CAGCTCCATCTCCACCAGAAGATAAGGTTCCACCTTGACCCCCTCTTCCACCATTTCCACCACCATCACCCGTATAATTTCCACCTTGACCAGCACCAGTACCACCACCAGTACCACCACCACCTTTAACAGTAGATGTGTCTATAAAATATGAATCTCCACCAGGTTGAGCAGTGTTGGATCCAACAATACCTCCAGTATCTCCAACTACTACTGTATAAGATTGACCTGGTGTTACTGAAATATCATTTTTATATCCAAGTCCACCGCCACCACCAGCTCTTTCTCTAGCATTTGAACTTGCTCCATTTCCACCACCACCAATTGCTACTACAGATACCTTTGATACATTATAAGGAGCAGTCCAAGTATATGATCCTGGTGATACATATTCTTGTTGTCCTGATGGTTCATTCACAGAGGCAGCGTTACTAGGGTATAATCTACCACCACCCCATATAATTCTTACTGCTCCTTTACCACCTCTTCCACTTGAACCTCCCCCAAAACCTCCTCCACCAAATACTCCTGCACCATCATCAGCAGAACCATTAGGACCAGCACTATTAGTATATCCACCCTTACCACCAGATCCAGGAAAACCTTTGTAATTACTTTGAGAATATGTTGATGCTTGTCCACTAGAACCAGAACCATATATTCCTACACCTCCACCACCAGCTTGGAATCCACCACCACCAGCTCCACCTGATCCTGCATTACCTGTTCCACTAGGATATGAACTTGCTCCTCTTCCACCATTTCCAGTATATCCACCAGCACCACCGCCACCACCTTGAGCAGGATTCCATGAACCACCTTGCCCACCATTACCACCACCATCAGCAGCACCTCTTCCACCACCAGATCCACCAGTTCCACCAGATCCAGAACCACCAGATCCACCATAAGCAGTTACAGCAGATAAAGATGCTGATGGAGCTGAGTTTCCACCAGTAGCTCCTGCTCCTCCACCAGATCCACCAATACCACCTTCAGCAACATATATTTGATGAGTTTGTCCTGGTGTTACAGAAACACCATTTTTATACGCTAGTCCACCACCTCCTCCACCATCAGCATCTTGAGGAGAAGCAGATCCACCGCCTCCACCTCCACCTACACATAGAATAGATACTTCTGTCACTCCAGCAGGAACTGTCCAGTTATATGTTCCTGGTGTTGTCCATTCAGCTTGACCAGGAACAGCTGGTTGTGTGTCTGTTATAAGTAGTGCCTGTTGTATGGGCATTATAAAACCCCCTAGCTCAGACCACCGCCAATAATTGTAAACGTATTAGTTCCTACACACAACACAGTAGCAACTCCTCTCTGTGCCAGAGTCCTATTACCAGTATTTGAAGTACCTGCTTGGAACATTGTAACACCAGTTCCTTGAGTAACCGTTATATCACTACCACTATTATTGTAAATCGTAACAGCATCTCCAGAACTAAAAGTATTTTGAGGAACTGTAACCGAAGCAGTAGTATTGATTAACTCACCAACGTCAGAAGCAGTTAAACTATAAGTACTTGATTTTGTATTATTAACAATCTGTCTAACATTCCCTGCTCCATCATTAAGAGTAGCAGCAGTTAAAATACCAACAACATTTGTATTTCTACCAACAGACATGTCAGTACTAATACCAATCTTGGCAGCTTTTAAATCTAATTCATCTGTGGCAGCTTCAATAGCAGGATTGCCAGCAGAGGCAGCTGCTATATTTAACTCCTTTACACCAAAACCCTTTTCAGCCATTGTAAGTATTTTCTAGGTATTTATAAAGTTGATTCCAGACATTTTCAAACCACCAGCATTCTTAAATCTCAAAACTATATTTGGATTACCAGACTCTGTTTCATTTCCTGTTACGGCATCATATAATATGATAGGTTCTCCACCTTCAGTAGAATACATATCAGACCAATTTGAGTCAGTGGCAGATGTAGATTCAGAACCCTTATAAAAATCAGATGGTGCTTGAGTACCAACACCAACCGTTACCCAATTTAAAACATCAGTATATTTCCACTCTCTATTATATTGTAACTTTGTAGCAATTATTCCACAAGCTACTGGACAAGCAGCACTAGTACCATTGAATAAACAATCTTCAGATTCTACTGATTGGTTGGAGTTTAAAGTATAAAAAGCATCATACCTATTATAGTTTGTACCAGGCCAATTATTATCACAGGCAGCAAGAGTATTATCAGCAGAAGCATAGAAAGGTATTAAGTTACCCATATTACTATAGTTTGCCTTCCTCTCTCTACTACTAGTATCTAATGAATCATCTAAAGCACCAACAGCAATAGTTCTATAAGTTGTTATTCCAGCAACATTGTCAGTTTGTTGTCCTATTGATCCTGGAAATCCTTGCCTACTAATACTATTATATGAATTATACCCAAAAGCAATTGTTGTAGCTTGATTATATGGAGTATCAGGACCAGTTGCCCAATAATTATTATAATCTAAATGATCATATTTAACTATCTTCTGATTTGTATTACCAGCAGAACAAACAAATATAACACCAGCATCTATTAACTCTTCTCCAGCAACTGTTAAACTATTAGGAAGCCACTCAAATCTTATAGCACCTTGATAGAAATGATTTAAAAAATCAGCTTGTGATAATGCGTTATACTGTACACCGTATGTGGTTTGATCTTCAATAGTAATTGTTCCAACCATTCCACTATGATATTGACACTGATAGTAATATGTTGCAGCAACAGTTGGACTGAAAGTAACAGTTCCAGTTTCAGCACCATTATTAGTAACATTTGATGCTTGATTACTAGTTCCCGTTCCAGCATTATTCTTAATTAAGAATGGATGCCCAGAAGCATTAACATTAAAGGTTAAAGTATCTCCAGTTTTAGCAGTAATCGTGGGATTATTTCCAGTAACATTACCATTACTATCAGTTCCTGAAAGGGTATAAGCAGACGCACCAGAATTACCAACACTTATAGTATGGGTTTCTGCAGTATCTGCTCCATTAAGTCCTGAACGAAAGAAATAATATGCTGAGTTTGGAAGATCCTTTCTATAACCAAAACTATTACTACTTGCAGTAGGATCTTTAGTATTATAAGCCAGATTGATTGGTTTATGTAGATGGAATAGTTTTAAAATATCAAAATATTTTTCTACACCTGTACCATAGGTTCCGTAAGCATTAACATACCACTTGTTAGAATTAAATGCCCAACCATAATTTCTACCATATGCTTGTGATGCACAAGGTGTTCCATGATAGTTACCAGATCCAGCAGTTTGATATGTAACATTACTACCATTACTTCTATCTCTCGTATAACCAATAGAAGCAACATCCACTGTTCCTATACTAGCAAAAGCAGCAGATCTCTTATTAGAATCAGACCACCATGCTAAAGCATTTTGTTCTTGAGGAACTGTTGTTCCATCCCACCTAGTCGTTAATGTAGCAGGATCATTATTAAACCAATCAGGATCAATGTAGTATGGAGAATCCAATACCAAATCTAATACATCACATGTTCCTGCAGTAGTAGATATATTTTTTCTAGTTAAAACATTTCCACCAATATATTCATCAGGTCCACCTAAATTATTTTGAAATTCTATATGACCCAACCATGCTGCCTGATCAGCAACAACTACATCAACATCCCTACCATCACCATAATATAACGGTTTGTTATTAAGAACTTGATTTACATTAGTTCCCCAAGGGTTAGATTTTTGTTGAGATCTAAGCAACTGAAATCCAGCACGATCTTTATCAGCAACTAGTGGAGTAGATGGTAAATAAGAAGAAGCATTACCTCTAATATTTTTTACTGTAGAACTATATCTTTCTTGTTGTTGAACAGCATCAGATAATAAAAGTGGATCTGGCATATAAGTACCAGGATAAGCAGCCTGATCAATCTCAATATGAGATACTTCTGAACATTTTAATAAATCAGCAACCTCTGCTGCGTCCAATATGTAAGTTCCTCTAATAGGACTATGCCCTTTAACATCAGAACATTGAATAGCGTCTGTTGGTATATTATCTTCTAAAGTTCCATCTTTAAGTAAGAGACTATGTATCTTTGTCCAATCACTAGGTTTATGACATGTAACAACATATCTTTTTTTTACATCACCATCTGGTTCTTTACTAAGAGTATCTTTCCACTCTTCAAATCCAGGAGTTACTGTCGTTCCAATACCTATCATTGTTGACCCTATAAGATGCCTTGTCTAATTATTCTATATGTGGTTATACCACTTATACCAGTTTCTGGAGTAGCTTGTAACTTACAATCACCAGAACTAACTATGGCAGTAAGAGATGCTATCTTATTAGGATTAGACATAATGGCATATTCACTAGCATAAGCAGTTGTTCCATTCTGCATAACTAAAACTTTCTGTGCCTGTATATTATTACCATTCGTTAAATGAACAGTATATTCAATTGATTTATAATTTGTTGTAGAAACACTGAACGCATTAATTTCAGTAGGAACACCAGCAGAAGCAGAGAATGATCCACCAGAAGTTGCTATACCAACAGTAGAACCTATATTTAATTCTGAGGCATCAAGGACTCCACTTAAAGTAGTAGCAGTTAATATTCCAGTAACTACTGCTCCACTTTCATTTACATCTAATTTTTCAATATCATTATTATAAAGTTTTACACCTGCCCCACCAGTAATTAAAATATTCTTTTTATTTACTAGTCCTTCAAGAGTAATTGTTTTACTAGTATTACCATATCTACCAGACCTTATCATCAGGTCATTAGTACCATTAACAAATCCAGTTGTACCACCTCCACCATCTAATTCTAAAGTAGCACCAGGACCTGCTTGGGTTGATCCAGCACCAGTCCATCCAGGACTATCTGCTGTTGGACCCATATAGATTTTAACTGCATCATCAAATTGAAGAGCACTTAAACTCTTGTCCCAATACATTCCCTTATAAAGTCCAGAACCCTGAGTTCCTGCAAAATAAGTATCATCATTAAAGGTTGATATTCCAACAGTATCTACATTCGTTACGTCTTCATATGTTAATGTTCCAGCAATAGAAACGTTACCACCAAATGATGCTCCACCTGTAAAGGTTGCCGAAGCACCAACCACATTTCTTACTGTAATATCTGGAGTACCAGTTAATCCATTAGAAGCACCATTAAAAGCACCAGTAAAGATAGTTGCCGATACACCACCAGTAATACTTATACCACCACTTCCATTTATAGTATTGCCATTTAAATCTAAATTACCACCAAGTTGAGGTGTCGTATCCTCTACAACATTTGCCAATCCAGATAATGAACTCTCTATACTGAATCCACCAGCAGTAATTCCAGTGAAATTAATTCCACTTCCTGCTGTTATAAGAGTATCATCATTAGAAGTATCTGATCCTGCTAATCTTAAAATCGCATTACCGTTTCCATCGTTCTGTGATAAGAAACCATAAGTTGTATTTGTATCTGTGTTAACTGAAGAAATAGTTGCTACACCAGCAGAGGGTGGTGATACTGCAATATTAGTTCCAAAGTTAAATGTCCCTGCTGTACCAACTAAAGATCCATCTTCAAAACAAACGATACCAGTACCAGACGCAATAACACCTGAAAGTCCTGAACCATCACCAACGAATTTACTTGCGGTTGCCACACCAGTGATATTAATACCACCTGCACCAGTAATAGTACCAGCAATTGGTACATCTGCCCCATAAGTTAATTCTGGTGCTGCTGTTGCGGCTTTGTTAACAATTTTATCTGCTCTAAGCCTAGACATTAATTTATCCGATTACCAATGTTAATTGTATTTATACCAAATATAGATCACCTGTTTATAATAAAATCACCAGAAGAGATAGTTAAATCTACATCTTCATTAATAGTTACACTCTCATGTTTCACATATGTTATATCATCAAGCATGTTTGGAAAGATTTCTGTATGCTCAGTAACATTAATCTCTCTTGGAAATGATATTACATTATATAAAAATCCACTAGTCCCAACCGTACTTTCACTACCAGCCAGTTCACCATAACGAGTTCCAGTTACATTTAGATTAGTAACTGTCAGATCATTAAAAGTAGTAGATCCACTAGTGGATATACCAGCAAGTGCTGGAGCATCAGTAACAGTTAGTACTCCAGTAACAGGATTAACACCTAAACCACTACCTACCTTATAAGCACCAAGAGTAGTTGCCGATCCTACAGGAAGAACTAATTGATTAACCCAAGTAATACCATCAAAAATCCAAGTCTTTCCTTCAGCACTAAAGACTGTTCCGTTACTAGGATTATTTGGAAAATTTATAGCCATACTTTAATCTATCCTCCAGAATTTATTTATTGTAATATCCTCTAGGATATTGTTGACCTGTGGAAGGTCTTCTACCTGTCAAATATCCAGGTGTACTATTACTCAATCCTGAAATAGATCTATTTCTAGGTACAAAGGTATCAGTAATAGTACGAACAATAGAAGAAAATTTTTCCCTCGTAGTTGACCAAAGAATAACACCCATCTCCTCATACTCTATATTGGAACCTCCACCACCTTCTCTACCTAAAACATTATTCCTATCATTGGGATCTCGGTAGTTGCCAAAATAAACAGCACCAGAAGTCATACTATTTGTAAGATCAAAACTTGCCATTATGTAGTCCTAGCACAAAGAAGCATAGCAGTTACAACATTATCAGATCCCAGATCCGCACCATCTTCAAGACGATCATAAGCTGCATATATTATAGTATAAATCTCAACACCAGAAACAACAGTTATAGTATCTCCACTTCGATAATGTGTAGTACCTGGTGTAGATCCAACCTGTATCAATACAAAATCATCAGGTAAATAATATGGGCAAGGGATTAAATTAGGATTAATTGGAATACCTTTTACTGGTCTATACCAATCTGAAGTAGCAGCAGTTCCATCATAAGTACCATTTCTATAATATATGTGACCAGGTGAAGCTGAACCAGCAGTCTGATATCCACTAAGTCTCGGATAGTATTGATTGATATTTGGTTCCCACAAATAATTTGCTGCAGCTCCTGAATTAGCCCAAGATCGAGTACCATTACTTATGTTTGTATTTCTTATATACCCATAAATTGCTTCTCTAGTCTTACTGGACGTATGCTTTGGTGCGTAACCTGGACACCAATCATAATAATCATAACCAAGTGCTCTAGTTTCTACCTCCAGTATATCATCATTGTCTACACCATCAGCAGCAGTAATCTTTCCAGCAGATCTACGATGATCCCATGTAGTAATACATCCATTATACAATTCATCATAATCAATTCCTGGATTTGGTGTCATGAAAGCATTAGCACCAGCATTATTATCTATTCTCTTAGCAGGTAAACTAAAGGTAAACCATGTCACAGGACTAGTAGCCTCTGTCTGGACAAAAGATATAATAGCGAAATTAGAATCTTGATTTGCTGAAGCATTACCTCTCCACCATTTTATTTTTAATGCGGCATCAGTTGGATTTGCTTGTCTAGCATATTGATACCATCCACCACGCTTATACTCATTAGATCCAGTACTACCTTGATAAGAATAGCTACTATCACTACCTGAATATCCACCAGACCAAGGAGCTGATTGTCTCTCCTCACCCACTACTCCACACCAATATCCATATTGATAAGAGTAATTATTAGTTGAAGAGGCATTATAATCAGCATTCACACCATGACTATTCATTACCTCATAATAAGTTCCTGAGTTAACATAAAATACATGATTCTTACCACTAGAACCACTATTATAACAAGGCACAAAACTATAAAAAGTAGTTCCATACTTTTTAGAAGCGTCATTAACAACTCTAAGAACGGCAAATCTACCATTATTAGATTTTATAAAAAATTTATTATCGCTAGAACCACCAAAATTTGTAAATTGTAAAGATGGTTTTCCATCCCCACTACCACTACTGGTTTCGTCAGTGTTAGCACCAAATACAATATCATTTGTAGTTGCTGCTCCACCCGTATCAGCTCCTGATATTGTAAAGGTAACAGCATTTCCATCACCACCCCATCCACCATCAAGACCAGACCCACTGTTGTAAGGGTTAGTCGAAGAGGATGCTACATTAATAACTTCTATACTCTTTACAGCACCAGCCGCACCAGCAGTATACTCATTATACTTCTTCCACCTTGTTACTCTTAAATACAAATCAAGAGCACCTTTATTATTTCCACCACCAACTGATGCAGGGATTTTTATATCCCAGAAAGGATTATAAGATGTAGAGTTAGTAGAATTACTCTTTCCTATCAATTCTATTTCACCCACCATAGCAGGGTATGATGAATGAACATAATTGTATATACATTTTTTATTACCATACCAACCATCATCAACCCTCGTATCAGTAGTTTCATAACCTGATCCTTCATGAGTTCCACCCTGACCCATATGAGATGGTTTATCAACACTTAATTCAAAAGTTCCACTTGACATTGGATATCTAGAAGTTTTGATATGATCAGTTTGCTTAAATCCTCTGTAACTATTAAAAGTATACGTAGTATTACCAGTATATGATGGGTAGTAAGTAGTTGAATTACTATAACTATAGAAATCTAAAGTACCATGATTTGCAGAGGTAAATTCCTTAGTACTATCTAAAGAATCGCCACCTGCTAAATCTTGCTGATATACTTTAAAAGATGTAGCATCAGTATTTGGAAAATTAAAAACTAAATTATCACCAACTTCTGCCTTAATTGTTGGATTCTCTGTATCAGTATTTACTGGATCATATAATCTTGTATTGGCACTCCAAGATCCACCGACAGGAGTATTTCCACCAATAGTTTTTGGTACAGCAGGATTTGCAGTTGCATTAGCAAGAGATGTAGCAAGCTGAACAGTAGTCTCATCAACTCTTATTATATAATAAGTTTCGCCTAGTGTAAGTAAATCAATATTGTAATTATTATCACTCTGATTTGGACACCAAACAACTTCCTTTCCTGTTTCCAATGCTGCATTAGCAGGAACAGTAAGTGTATTAGCAGAAGCAGAAGCACCTGTTGGTTGCCAATATTCTGTTATCTGCCACTTGGTATTTCCAGTCTTTGCGTATGCGTCAAAAGTTCTTGTAAATTTAGTTCTATCTGCATTCTGTCCACCACATTTTCTCCAAGCAACTGATCCAGCAGAAGTCTTGGATCTTGTATAAGTTTGATATTGAGTAGTATCAGAGCAACCAGGAGGACTACAAAATGTTGGTACACCATATTTTGGAGTTCCACCATGAAGTTTCAGATCAGCAAATACTTCTTCAAGTTTATCCAATACATCACTATCACCCCATCCAGAAGTGCCACTAACTATTCTTTCTCCAGCTACAACTGCCATTCTTTTACTCTCCTAGTTTTAGTATGGTCAACGTCACGGTAACGGTTGTTGCACTACCACTCCTGTTATTTATTGCTACATAAATTTTCTTAGTTCGTGTTGGACTATCATTATTGAATCCCATGACACCAGGTGTTATTAATACCTCTTCATTTACCCCCGTAGTTCTAACTTCCGCAAGAACTCCACTACCTGGTAATGGATCTTCACCTTCACTTCTCATAGAATCATTAGTTCTTGAAGTAGCATCAACATATAGTCTAACCCATGAAGCAACACTTGCCTTAACTTTAAATAATGTGTAAACAGTCTGTCCTGTAATATCTAATTCACCACGATCATTATTAGCAATACTAGAACTAGTGCCATCAACATCTTCTATAACAGAAGCACCAGCAGCATCACCATATTCTAAACCATCTTCAGCAGAATTAACCTTTAAGAATTTACCACCATTAGAGGTAAAGGTACTAGGTGTATCACCAAGTTCAGTAAAGTTACTAGCACCACCAGATCCAGAAGCATCAACGTCAGGTTTCCATAAGCTAAGAGCTGCATCCCATTTTAATACATGACCATTTGAAGGTGCAGTATTTGAAACATTAGTAAGATCAGCAAGATTATTTGAAGAAGCAACCCACTTAGATGATCCAGTATCATACTTTAATATACTATTAGCACTAGGATCAATCGCAGAAACATCTTGAGCATCTTTAATCTTTCCAGTTGTCGCAATATCTTTTAATGCTGGTTTATTTAAAATTCCACCAGCATTTCCTGTAGGACTTGCTGTTGTACCACCATCAACAGTCCAATCTGGAATATTAACTGTAGAACTACCAATTGTAATTCTATTATAAGTATTATCCCAAGCAACTGTAGTTCCATTACTACCAACAAATTGAATACTATCCTTATTATTCTGACTATCGGTTAAATCAATGATAGCTTCATTACTTGTAGTGCTTCTACCAGTAAGATCATAAGTCTCACCACCAGAACTACTATTGGTTGCTGTTAAACTAATTGCTTTTGTTGTAGCATTCTGGGCAATAGTTATACCAGTATGAGTACCAGCATCTAAAGCAGAAAATGCTGCTTGCTTTGCATCATTGTCAGTATAATCATTTTCACTAACAGAAGTCTGTCTGAAGGTAAGCGTAGTAGCATCAGTCCTTTCAACAGTCATTCCATTCGCACCAGCAAATTTAATGTCTGTATTTGTACCTTCTGTAGTATCACCTAGTCTTAATGTAGAATTATATTGACCAGAATCAGTCTCAGCAGAAAGAGTAAACGCACCACCACCCAATGAAAGAGCAATTTCAGTTTCGCTACTACCATTAGTAGATTTTGCTATTGATAATCCAGATCCAGCAACAAGAATAAATTCACTAAATGTATTACCAGTTGATTCAGATAATCTAATTCTCTTTTTAGAAGATTGACCACTATAATCAGTAGCAGCAAATGTATAATTTTTTTCGTAATTGGATAATACAGTATCGAAATCTGATGCTGAATGACTAGTTGTTACTACTCTCTGACCAGCCCAATCTGTTCCATCAGAAAGATATAGTGCTTTATTATTATCAGAGAATGCTAATTGACCTTGATTAGCAGAAGCAGATGGGAAGTTAGCAAAGGCAGTATATCTTGGAACACCTACATCATCTGATAATGGAACATTAACCCATTTAGTACCATTCCATTTAAGAATATCACCATCAGTCTTAGTTCCTATTGTTGTATCAGTAAGACTATCAACACTTGGAGAAGCAGCAGATGCTGTAATGACTCCATTATTAATTGTAATAGTAGTACCATCAACCTTAACACCACCTAAATCACTTGAGGTTGATGTAGGTAGAAGATATGGTGTGAATGTAAGAGCACCAGTTGTATTATTATACTGAAGATTATTTGTTCCTGGTGATTCAACAGTAACAGAAACATCTTCTAAAGCAGCACCAACATTCTTAGTAGGTGTTGAAGCATATACTAAAAGAACACCACCAAAAGTAGCAGGTGATAATGGAGATGTTCCATCATTACCTAACCATGTTGCCTTGAATCCAGTTGTTGTCTTATTGGATATATTAACACTATGAGTATCATACTGCTCTCTTTCTGCTAGTACATAATAGTTTGCATCTGATTGAGCACCCACAAAAGTGAAAGTCATTTCACCATTGGAACTATTATAAGCACCCCAATTCATATTAGTTCCAGATCCAGAACTAGCTGTATTAACTTTAGCGTATGCTACAGGAACAATTACAGTTTCACTGCCACCACCACCGCCACCACCAGTGGAATCAGCAGCAGCTTGCCATTGTGAAGCAGCAGAATTCCACTTTAAAACATGTCCGTTAGTTGGACCAGCAGCACTAACATCACTTAAAGTGTTTATAGAACCAAGAGTGGTTAATAAAGATCCATCTCCAGCAAACTTAGTTGCTGTTGCTATACCAGTAACAACAATACCAGATTGATTAATTTCATGTACTGTGTCATTATTAATTTGAGATTCAATAGTAGTGCCAGCACCAACACTATGAATAATATTTTTATCTGCCGTATGAATAATTTCTAAATCATCAGAGTTACCAAAGGTTGCTTTGGCTCCATCCATGAACATCAACTTACTTGCATTCTTATCCCAGATTGCATCATAAGTACTATCGAATGTTACATTACCTTCAAAATTAACAGGACCAACCGTAGTTACAATACCAGTTGTTTTTAAATTCCTAGTAACAATATCTTCACCATATGAAGGTGGATCAGCACCCTCATCAGCACCAGTTATTTCAATATTAGATACGAAAAGTTTTTCACCAATCCTTAAAGTCTTATCAACATATACATTATCTTTAAATGTACTTACACCAACAAATGTTGATATGCCAGATACGTTTAAAGTATTTAACTGTGTATGCCCACCATTTACTGTAAGACCTTTATTGTTTATCTTGAAACTAGTTTCATCATAAAGAATATTACTATCACCTTTAAGTTGTCCACCAGATCCAGCATAAACAACAGAATTCTGTGTGATGTTTTCAGCAACAACAGTGATAGCTTTCAGGATATTGTTTACATCAACAATACCCTCAAAGACAGAAGTATCAGATACATTTAAAGAACCACCAAGAATAGCATTATGTGGAGTATTAATTGATGATGTATTTGTCTGAACAGCGTTACCCATATATGGGTGGTTTATACACTGATAGTAAAGAACTGTTGGTGTAGACTCAGTTACTGATATCTGAGTATAAGAACCAGAATTACCAGCATTACCATTAAATGTAACACCATTTGTATATTCTAAAGTTCTATCAGATTTTATATAAAATCTCAACTGATGTGTAGTATTTGATCCATCAGTCTGATCAAACTTATATGTTATACCAGGTATTAGAGTTAAGAATGGTGATTCAAGTCCATCTAAAATATATCCTTTAGCACTACCAGTTCCAAAGTATCTGTGTGATGATGTCTTATCTTGAACCTTTACATTAATTGTTTTTGTTGATCCGTAAGAACCAGAAGTAATATAACTAACACCATTCAGAGAACCACTAACATCTAAATTACCATTAATATCAACATTACCATTGAAAGTAGAAATACCAATTATCCTTATACCTTCACTACTGACTCGTAATTTCTCCTGACCTGTTATATTAAGTACTAAATTATTACCATCAGGAACGTGAGATATAGCAGCACCTACAACACCAGCATCAGTACGGAAATCTATTCCTGCATCATCAAACTGACCTGTTTTCTGAAGGGTAATTCTAGGATAAGATCCTTTGACATGGAATAATGAGTAAGGAACAATTACATTACCAATACCAACTTTTCCTGTGCCATTAGGTTGTAATAATATATGAGAGTTAGCAGTTGTTACAAATTTCTTACCATTTACATCAAGATCACCACCTAATTGTGGAGTAGTATCAGAAACTAAATCAGCTAATCCACCAGTAGAAGACCCATTGATCCATCCAGTTCCAGCTTCATACTTAAGAACTTGTCCAGGTTGTGGAGATGATATAGTTGTATCAGTTAAATCCTCTAAGGTACTAGATCCTCCACCATTTCCACCAGAACCAGTAGCAGTAGCACTTAAAATACCAGCAGCAGTTATTGTTAATCCAGTTCCTACTATAAAACCACCTAAAGTTGTATCAGTTGCTGCTGGTAAACTATAAGCAACCGCACCACCGCCACCACCACCAGCAGAAGCATCGATCCATTGTGAACTATTATCATCTGCATAATATATCTTTAAATTACCTTCATTGGATTTCCACCAAAGATCACCACTAGCAGCACTTGCTGGTGCAGTATCACCGACACTTACTCTAGCACCTCCTCCACCAGATCCACCAGATCCACCACCAGATCCACTAGTAGTAACAATATTATAAGCAATTATCTCAACTATATCTCCTTCAAAAGCTGGTGATAATAATACAACTTGAGTTCCATTAGTAGCAGTATATTCAGCGTCTGGAGAAAGTTTTACTCCATTATAAAAGACATCAACAAAACCAACATTATATTGATAATTAAATGATGTTTGACCAGCAGTTGTAACAAATCTCTGTTCCGTTCTTAAAGTTGGGAAATCAGACCATGATACACCTACACCAGTAGATCTTAAATATTGAAAATCTTTTCCTGTGGTTGCACCAGCACCAGCACCAATAACTAATGCACCAGACTGTATATCAATTCCTGTTCTGGCAGTAATAATACCAAGAGAATCTATATTAGTTACGTCTTCATAAGTTAATGTTCCAGCAATAGAAACATTACTAAGGAATGTGGCAATTCCACTTACCTGTAAATTTCTAGTAGTAACATCATCAAATTGTGCTGGAGCACTACCAGAAACAATAATGCTAGGAGCATTTAACTCACCACCAACAGTTAAATCATTGGTAATATTAGCATTACCTATAACATCCAATACTAATTTGTTATCGGTAAACGAACTTATACCGATATGTTGATGGGGAACTCTTCCGCTTCTAAATCTATTTGCCAGCATTATTCTTTAAGCCTTTAATTAAGAGTTTCTAAAATACTTCCAATGAATTTTACATGATTAGGATTACTTGCTTCTAGTTTAAGAGCATCACCAGCTTCAAGAACTAATTTTCCTTGAGTCAAATTAATAGTATCATGACCTTGGATTGCCATGCTTTTAACAACTGGAGTTGTAACTGCTATTCCAGCAGTTGTTCTAACATGATCTAGAGAAACAGTATGTGTAGTTGTGTCTACATTTGTTGCTTGTGCTAACAAGACAACACCACTATATCCAACTGGAGCAGTATAAATTCCAACTGAAGTAGATGGTGCTACAAATGTTACTGTTTGAAATACGTTTAATGGTAATGCCATTTTATATGTCTCCTCCTAATGCTAGAATTAATGGCGTAACGTTAGCAAACAAACTCTTGGAATAGAAATTACCAGAGATTGTTCCGTTAATTTGATCTATTTTTACACCTTCACCAATTCGGAAGTTACCACCTTGATCAGTACTGGTATAAACAACTAATCCACCATTCCGATTATCAACTTCATTCTCTTGAATGGGAACACCACCACGAGAAGGAAGAGAAGCAATAGGATCAGTCCCACTACCAATATACTCAAATGAATGACTGGATGCTAATATTCTACTTTGCCTATGGAAAGGAACGGTAGTTCCAACACCAACACTATAAGGAAGATTTTCATTAATAGTGACTGTACAAATTCCAGATGAAACTGGAGTAGTATTCTTTATAGAATAGTAAGAAGGAAGTAGTTCTATAGTAGCCGTTGCTGTATTTATCCCCACATCAGGAGAAGAAAATGTAACTGATGGTAGAGAAGTATATCCTCTACCACTTGAAACAATTTGAACTTCATCAAGATGATCCCCAATAATAGTAGCAACTGCAGTTGCTTTAACCCCCCAAGTACCAGCAGTACTAGGAGCATCTATTATTATCTTAGGTGCTACATTATATCCACTACCTGGATTGGTAATCTTCATCTTACCAACGGTATAGTATAGATCATCAAAGTAAACTACTTTACCGTCAAAAGGTCTTATTATATTGATAGATGCTTTACCACCACCAAGATATTCATGAGGATATTGATTTGGTCCCACATGTACAGTAAAATTCTTAGAATCTAATACAGATTTTACACTAAAAACTTTCCCAAAATTATCAGGGAAAATATCATGAGTTGCAACACCAACATTAACAGTTAATACATCAGTACTAACGGTCTCTACACCCAAAACTTTATTGTACGCTGGATCAGTTGATCTTGGGTATGCATGTTCTGTAACATTATTATCTTTGGTACATGTAAACACTAATGAATTAGCATCTATAGTTAATGTACTATTTGCTTTCTTAAGTCCACTATTAACTGCCGACTTAAATGTATGCTGTGAAGTATCGTCTAATGATGTTCCAACATTAACATCAAAAGTATTTAAAGTTCTATTAGATATCTGTAACCATTGACCATAAGCAGGATCAGTTACTCTAGGATAAGCATGATCTGTAGCGTCATTATCTTTGGCACATGTAAAGGTTATTGATTTCTCATCAAACCGAACCCAATCCCCATTATCAAATCCATGACCACTAATAGTAACTGTTAATACACCCGTAGTAGGTGTGTATGTAGCGTTAGTTATTGTATGATTAGTAGAACCAGATAACCCATGACCAGCAATTGTCAATGCCATAACACCAGAAGTTGGGTTATAAGCAGCCGCAGTCGGAGTTACTTGATTACCACCTGTAATATTAATCGAATTACTTGATGAAGAATTATACTGAAAGGTGTGTACATAGTCACCAATAGTACATCCATATCCTAATCCTGATAGGGTAACACCCATACCAACATTAAAACCATGATCAGTATATGTTGTAATAGTAGTGAATCCAGTTATATTATCATAAACTGCATTCTCAATACTAAGAGTAGGAGCATTAAGATTGACTTCAAATTTATCAGCATTCTCTTTAGAAGTTGATGCTATGGTTCCTGTATATTGATGAGCACCAATATCATCAGCAACTAATCCAAAATTACCAAATGATGAGTTAGAGTTTGTTAGATCACATTGTCCACCAGATCCAGCATAAACTGCAGTATCACTATTAATAGTGAACATGGAGACTATCTGAGCATATCCCTCATTAGTAATAGAACACCCTACACCATTCTGATTGTATTGTGTAAAGGAATCAGTAACCATACTTTTAAATGGTCCTATCTGATGATCACCATCAATCTTCATACCAATACTATTGGTAACAAAGTTAGTACAATTTAAAATATATGGTGATTGAGCACTATATTGAATCTTATCTGGATCAAAAGCAACTATTGCCTTTCCATTATCCACTGTTCCTGTAAAAGAACAGTCACTAATCAAGACACCAGGTGATACATGGAATAAATCTTGATCTGCGTTTTGAGGTATTATAGTTACTTCTCTTAAACTTCCACCGACAATACTTATTTGTTTCGGTACTTTTACTGGATTATTTTCTACGTAAGTTCCAGAAGCAACTTTAATAGTAGTTCCCTCTGATGCGATTCCGACTGCTCCCTGGATTGTTGCTTTTGCGTCTGCGAGGGTGAGTCCTGTGTTGCTGTCGTCTCCATTCTTATTAACATATAAAATATTAGATACAGATGCACCACCTATCTTAACAACTTCTGTCCCTATACCTGGACGATAGCGTAGTGTGTATAGCTCAGCGTCATACGTGTTAAGAGCTAATTCACCTAATTGAAGATCTTGGACTGCTGGAACCTTTCCAGGAACAGCCGACCTTTTAATCCTTAATGGAGTTCCCATTTATAATATTCGGTATGTACCTATAAAAAGCAGTATATACTGCTGGTTTATTTATTCAAGTTAAATTATTCCTTCTTGGGCGATACTGAAATAGATCCTGTGGGGGATCAGGTTGCATCCACTTTCTAATCTTATTGTATCTTTCTATAGAGAAAGATTCTTGATTAAAAAACCATTCTTCCCAATCTTCATGACCCTTCTTTTGGTTACATGAATGGCAACAGCAGACAACATTCTTAGTAAAGTCTGGTCCACCTTTTGCTCTAGGGACTATATGATCCATCGTAAGATGTTTCTTATCACCACAATAGGCACACTTGTAATGCCATTGTTCTTTTATATCTTTCCTCCATAACCTCTTTGCTTCTGCTGAACTCGTTGTTTGTAAGTTAAACACATACGCCTTCGGAGAATGGAGAATAGTCATACACTAATCTTTTTATTTATTTATTGATTACTATTTGCTTTTTGTTTTCTTTATGATTGAGCATAAAAAAAGACCCCCCGAAGGAGGTCTTTAAAAGATTAATTATTAATTAACCAATTGAAGGAGCAACAAGAGCAACTTCTGTCTCATTAGCAGATGCTAAGTCAAGAGGGAAGTTGTGAGCATTACGCTCGTGCATTACTTCCATACCCAAGTTTGCTCTGTTAAGAACATCACCCCAAGTAGGAACTACTTTACCAGATGTGTCTACGACTGACTGGTTGAAGTTGAAACCGTTAAGGTTGAATGCCATTGTGCAGATACCCATAGAGGTTAACCATACACAGATAACAGGCCATGATGCTAGGAAGAAGTGTAAACTTCTGCTGTTGTTGAATGAAGCATATTGGAAGATAAGTCTACCAAAGTATCCATGAGCAGCAACGATGTTGTATGTCTCTTCTTCTTGTCCGAACTTGTAACCATAGTTTTGTGAATCTAAACCAGTGGTTTCACGGATAAGTGAAGATGTAACAAGAGAACCATGCATAGCAGAGAATAATGCTCCACCGAACATACCAGCAACCCCTGCCATGTGGAATGGGTGCATAAGGATGTTATGTTCTGCTTGGAAAACGAACATGAAGTTGAATGTACCTGAGATACCTAGTGGCATTCCGTCAGAGAATGAACCCTGTCCGAATGGATACACAAGGAATACTGCGAAAGCAGCAGATACTGGTGCTGAATAAGCAACACAAATCCAAGGACGCATACCTAAACGGTATGAAAGTTCCCACTGTCTGCCCATGTATGCTGAGATTCCGATAAGGAAGTGGAAGATTACCAACTGGTAAGGTCCACCGTTGTAAAGCCACTCATCTAAATTAGCAGCTTCCCAGATTGGGTAGAAGTGTAAACCGATTGCGTTTGAAGA